TACCGCTTGCGCGCCGGGCTGGTCAGCTATCTGCGCCCGGCCTGGCAGATGCCGTCGGCGACGGCCAAATGGCCGATCTTAGCTGGCGGTGCAACGGCCTATATCGTGACGGAACCGGCGACCAACAATCCGACCGTCATGACCAAGTCGAATCTGACCTCTGCCGTCGTGACGTTTTCCGCGAGGACGATCGGCGCCTGTCTGCCGGTCAGCAAAAACCTCCTGGAAGATGTCATGTTCGACATCATGGGAACGATCCGGGAAGAAATGGTCATTGCCCTGGTGACGGCAGAGGAAGATGCCGACATTAATGGCGACAACAGCGCGACGCATTTCGACACTGGTCGGTCCCTGACCAGCGCCAGTGACGATCCGAAATGTCTCTGGAAAGGTTTCCGGAAACTGGCCGTCGATCTGTCGAACACCTGGGACACGCAGTCCACGACCCTGGGCGGCGCGGCCACCACGTTCACGGCGCCCGATGTTCGCTACAATCGCCAGTTGCTTGGCGTCCTTTCAACCGACCCGTCCGAACTGCTGCACATCACGTCGATTGAAGGTTACTTCAAGATGCTGGCGTTCACGGAAGTGACCAAAGCGAATGAGTTCGGCTACGCGTCGACCTGGCTGTCTGGCAAGCTCCCGGCGCTGGATGGCGTGGAAATCTACGTCTCATCGCAGATGCCGGCGAACTTGAACGCCAGCGGCATCTATGATGCCAGCGTCGTGAACAACACGGGCATTCTGACCATTCACAAGCGGTCATTCATGCCCGGTGAAAAGCGCGGTGCCACGCTGGAGTTCGACTACAAGGCCGAAATCCAGCAGTACCTGTTCATCAGCACCATGCGGCGTGATTTCCAGAACATGCGCCCGTCCACGCAGAAGCCGGTTTCCTTCGGTTACAACGTGGATAACTGATCCGGCTGATCGACGATGATGAAAAACGAGTGAACCAATAACTGATGAAAGGACACTGACATGAGTGTCAAGATAACCAAACCGTATAAGAATTGCCGACTTGGTTCGGCAATGGTCGCGGGTGCGGCTGCTAACACGGATATCGCCATCGCTGGAATCAATGTCGCCGATGAACTGCTGGCAGTGTGGGAACTGGCAACGTCAACAGCGCTGCCGACCGATCGCACGGCCACTAGTGCGATCTTAACCGCCGGCAACATCCAATGCACGGACGCGACCGATAGCGACGTCTTGCTGGTCCTGTGGGTTTCAACTACTTAACGGGACCATGCACGCAAATGAAATCTGCCGGGCCGTTCTCGGTCCGGCAGCTGTTCTGGAACTGAAAATGATCTAAGGACAAAGCAATGCCAAAAATCGCATTCAAAGCCACTGACGGCATGAAGTCATATCGGGAGCGTGATCGGGAATGGACCGACGGGTCAATCCATGAAGTGACCAAGCCCCAGGCTGACTACCTGCTGAAAACACACTTCCGGAATTTCTTCACGTCCGATCAGTTCAAACAGATGGCCGAAAAGGCACAAGCGGCGGCAGCAGCCAAAGCCGAGAAGGATCGGACACGTTTTCCATCCGGCGATCCCAGGTCAGAGGAAAGCCAGGCCGGTGACACGACCGGCGTGCCGACGGACAAGCTGACTGAGGCCGAACTGGACAAATACAATGAACTGGCGGCAAAGATCGACCAGGGCGAAACACTGTCGGATGAGGAACAGACGCTGTTCGATCGGGTTGAAACACTGATCGCCGGCGACACTGAAAAGGAAATCTGATCATGGCCAACGCGGCAGTCGATCTGATTACATTCGCCACCTATTGCGAAATCGCCGGTATCGATAAGCTAGACAACGTGCGCCAGGGCCAGGTGGAGCGCCTGATCAGTGCGGCGTCCAGGCAGTTCCAGCTGACAGCCGACGGGCGGGCCTTTATCCAGGCAACTGACATCCAGGAATTTCAGGGTCATGGGCTGTTGGCGCACCAGGTGCGATATCCGCCGATCAGCAGTGTGGTCGGCGATGTCCCGGTCATCGAATACTGGAACGGCACAGCCTGGACGACGGCCAGTGTCGCGGAATTCCCACGTCAGTTCGATTATGTCGCCGGGATCGTGCGCATGACGGAATCACCATTCGCACGCGGAACCAGATGGCGGATCACATACAAGGGCGGATGGGCTGTCGCCAGCATCCCGGAAGATATTCAGCTGGCGACTTTTCAGCTGGTCCAGCGGGCATTGAAGCGGACCGGCGGAAAAGAGGGTGTCAAGTCGGAGGGCAGACAGCAGCAGAATGCGGCGTTTGACCTGGCCGACCTAATGACCGGCGCAATCCGTAGCATCGCCCAGGGTTACAAGGTGATATACATCCAATGATCAATGTCAAGATCGACATCACGCCAAAGGAATGGCGGGCACTTGCGAAATTCAAAAGGACGTTCTGGTCGAATATGACCAGGGCCATGTGGAAAGCCATGAACGTCCTGCACACCAGAATGATACGCAATCTGTCAGGTCCAAGTCACAGCCGTTTCCCGGGCAATGGCAATCCGTTTCCCGGAGTGCTGACGGGTGTCATGCGGAACAGCGTCACGGCCATCGTTCGGCAGTCACAGGGAGCTTTGACAGGGATTGTCGGCCCTGGCCGTGAGGCACCTTATGCGATCGCGCATGAATTGGGTCGCGGTGTTCCACGTCGGCCGTTTCTGGCACCGACGTTCAAATCGGAACGGGCAAACGTCCGGAAGATATTGCAGCAAGGAATAAGGGAATCACTTAAATGAGTGTCCGGGATGACATACTGACGGCCCTGGAAGAACAGCTGCTGGACATCAATGGCGATCCTGCATTCGATTCGCCGGCGGTGGCCAGCGTTATGCGTTACTGGCCACAGCTGGACGATGAAACCGACGACAAGTTCCCCATGATCGTGATCGATGACAACGGCAATCAGCCTGGTCCGGAACATGCCGGAGTCGGACGATTCACCACGCTGCTGAATATCAATTGCATCACCCGGTCGAATACCGCCGTCGACATGCTGGCCGACCTGGAAACACTGGCCAACGGTGTCCTGAAATATCTATACTCCAAACCGGAGCTGCATGACAATGTTCTGAGTCTTAAAGTCATCGGATCGGAAGATCAAGGGGCATATTCCAATATCACGAATTTCCACGCCAGCATCATGCCCCGGATCAGGATCATCTGGCATGACACCATGCGCACGGTTGCGGCTGCCAGCGGGACTGATGTATATGGCACACAGTGGCTTGACACGGCGCGGGATAAACTGGTCGCCCGGATCGAAACCTTGAAAACGACGATGGCCACCGGATATTCGCCGACCTTTGGCAATGTCTATGCTCGTCACAAAGTCCCGGACCTGGTGCTGAATGCGGTGTCAGTCGGCATCGCGGATTTCCAGGGTGAACATTTTGCGGACGGGGCCAGCGGCGCCAATATTCAATATCTGGTGACGTTCACGGTCCGGGTCCATACGGCATACAGCGATGAACTTGTGGACGACCAGGAAGTCGGTCGCCTGGTGAATTCGCTGATAAATCATCTGCGCAACAAGCTGAACCTGGCTGATGAATTCCGAATTTTCGGAATCAGTGGCGCCAATGTGAATGCGGAATTTACTGAATCGGAATCGAAAGGTGCGGAATTCGCGGTTGTGGTCGGAATTGTTGTGCGGCATACACAGGAGTGATGAAATGAAAATCGATCTGACGAATCCTGGCGGCTGGCGGGCACATATCCTCGCGGCCAAATATGGCATCGACATCGAAACAGCGAAACAGATGAAGGCCGGAAAAATAGAAGAACCGGAAAGTGTGGTCGATGCGGACATCGACGTGCCAACGGAAACAACAGAACTTGAATCATAAGTGAGGAAACTATGTCGAACACTGCATTGACACAGTCACCACGTCAGCTGAAATTCGGATACAAGGAACAGACTGTCTATGGCACGGCCGAAGCTGACGCGGCCGCATTCACTGAGGTGGATTGCGCACCGTTTGTCGTCAACCGGGACATCAAGCTGTTTGAGGTCCAGGGATCGCACGGCCGACGGCAACAGCACCAAAATGACCTGGTCGTGTTCGGAAAGGCCTGCATTCCGACGTTCAAGGTCAATGGTGTCGTCAAGAAAGCTGAACTGGCGGACATTCTGGCGGCGTATTTCCAGTCAGTCACCGAGGGAGCTCTCACGCCGTTTTCAAAAGTCCACACGCTGCATGCGTCACAGCCGGATTTCCTGGCTGATGCTGGGTTCTTCTATACCTGGATCGTTTATGATCCGATCGCGGCCAGGTCGATCAAGGTGGCCGACTGCATCATGAAGTCGCTGAAACTGAGCATCCCAGCCGATGGTGCCGCGCCGGTGACATTTGAAGCTGAATGGGCCGGCTTGGGCCTGGCGCCGGTTACAGCCGATCCGTCAGGCACCTGGACGCCAAACACGAACACCGGTCTGTTTTATCGGACCGATCTGGATATCGTGACGATCAATTTTGGGGCCGGTGCCCTGAATTTCCGGCTGATGGAAGGCGAAATCACGCTGTCCCGGGACCTGATTGGTGTCGGACACAACGGCACTGGCGGGTTCGATGTTGTCCACCTAGCCAATGCAACACAGACGGCAAAACTGAAAGTCGTCAAGGACACTGACGCTAATGACGCTTACACCAACCAGGTGGCCGGCACGCCGATCGATTTGCGGATCGGTTGGGGCAATGCCACGCCGGGAACCGATGACGGCGATTTCAACATCGCGGCGCACGCGGTCATTGAAGGGCCGAACGGGTTGGAACCAACATTCGATGAACCGATGGGGTTCCAGATCAATTGCCGGCTGGTAGCGGCGACATCGACTGAGCCGATCACTATCACACAGGCGGATGCGATCGATAAGGCTTGGTGATCGAATCTGTAAACTATAACCGACAGGAACAAAACAATGTCACTGATTGAACTGATTGACCAAACGACGACGACGGCGGTGGAAGTGCGTCCAGGGATCACCATTCACGTCAAAGCGCTTTTGAATTCACAGAAGATGGCCCTGGCTTATCAGATCGGCGAATCCGGTGAACTGCACGGTGATCGTTTTGATAGATACATGGAACTGGTCGCCGATTGCATCACCACGATTGACGGTTGCGAAGATGAAATCACAGCAGCCGGCGGTCTGGCGGCATTCCTGATCCGGATCAAGGACTGGACTTTGCAGCGGGATATCAATCGGGCGGTCCTGGACCATTGTACCATCACGAGGGATCAGGAAAAAAACTGAGATTGCTTGTCCAGATGGTGGCCACCGAACCGGACAAGCTGGAAATTGGATGTGGTGGATGTCGGCCCGACCGCTGTTTTAATCACCGGAAAACACTGGTGGTCAAAGCGCAGCGAGTGCCGACCCTGACCTTGAACAAGTCGAACTGGTGGCAAGTGACGGAAGCATGTCGAACAGCATTCAACAATCCGGACTGGACCGAACTGGCAGCGCTGCTTTATTACGGTATCTGCCGTCGGTCCCTCATCACATTGGAATCGCTGGAATTACTGCATCTCTATCGTGTGACGGGTGGCATTCGGGCGAACACACCGGCAGACTACTATCGACTGCCGGCGTTGTGGTGCAATGTGGTCGCGGTGATTGAGGATGAACTGATGAGAGTCAGGAAACAACGCAATGGCTGACACAGAAGATCGCGCAAAAATCATCGTCGAAATGCAGGACCGGGCCAGTGCTGCCATATCCGGCATGTCCACGTCCTGGGGCAAATTCATCGGCGGTATCAGCATCGGCAATGTAGTAGCTGACGCTGCTGCCAAGATTCTTGGCAAGGTCAAGGATGCGATCAGCAGCATGACGATTGATGCGGCCCATGTTGCGGCCCGGATTGAAGTCCTGAACCACGTTTTTGAAATGACCGGGCAACGGGCAGGCTATTCGGGTGAACAGCTGGAAACCGTTAAGCAAAAGCTGATTGCCCTGGGAATAGCAGAACAAGAGGCCGTCGGCATTGGGATGAGATTTATCCAGGCACAACTGGATATCGCCGATGCTACGAAAGTCGCCCGGGCGGCGCAGGACCTGGCTGTCATCAGTGGCCAGAATTCCAGTGAAACGGCGTTGCAACTGACCGATGCCATCGTCAAACAGCGTCCGATCCTGCTGAAACAATACGGCATCATCGCGGATCTCAATGACATCTATGGTGCCCAGGCAACGGCACTGAATAAAAGCGTGGATTCCCTGACTGAGTCCGAACGCCGACAAGCATTTCTGAATGAAATCCTGAGACAATCACAGACGGTTGCCGGTGCTTATGATACAGCAATGGAAGATGTCGGCAAGCGCCTGACGTCGCTGCCACGATATATGCAACAGGCACAGAATGCTATCGGCCAGCATTTTCTGCCGATGATGGGGCTGGCAGTCGATTCCGCAACAGACTTTCTGAAAGCGATTGAGGCTGCATTCACGCCGAAAACAGACATGCTGGTCAAATCGCTGAACGTCATGCAGGAAACACGGACAACGTTCGAGGCCACAACCAAACGGGTTGCCGAACTGCGGGCCGAACTGGATAAGCTGCCGCCTGTGACCGAACGTTCAGTTACGCAGCACACAAGATTCCGTGACATTCTGGCTGAATTGGAGGGGATATTTCCCGGCATTGTCCTGAGTATCGGTAACGAAACGACGGCCCTGACCAATCTGAGTGATGTTCTGGATCGCATTACGTCGAAGCGTGATGCGGAGCAACGGGAAAAGGACAATGAACTGCTCGGAGAGACAACAGATGAATATATCGCGCTGATACGAGAACTAAACTTCTTGAACAGCACAATGGACGAAGGCAGGCGCGTTCTGTTCAACTATGAGCAGGGGCTCGACCGTTTAGGTGTACCATTCAGAAACGTTGCCACCTGGCAGAAGGAATTCATAGAATCTGGTGGGAGGGTGGGGACCCAGGGACTAATTGACATCGAAAAGGATATGCGCCGTGTCACTGCTGACATTGAGAATTGGAAGGAGAGGATGGCAGAGATACCCGATAGGGTTGAGGCCTTGACCGATGGACTAAATGATATGTTGTCACCACTGTCTCAGTTGTATCCGAACCTCAAAGACAACGCAGAGGCGCAAGGCAAGCTTAACCAAACATTGGGCGATGCTGTTATCTTCTATCAGGCAATCCACAAATCAGTTGAGCAGCAGAACGACGACCTGAACGAAGAGAAAATATGGATTGAGGAGATGCGATCAAAGTGGGATGAGTTCTATAAGGAGAGACTTGCAAACGAGGATGCACAATGGCGCTCTGAAAATGAAAACCTGACGAGGCGGATAGAGGCATTTGACGTGGAGCGGGACCTGCAAATCGCATCAAACGTAGCGATGGCGGAAACGCGTTCCGAAGAAGAAATTGCCTTCGCAGCTGACATCCAGCAGCGGATCGACGCGATGACGGCTGGTAATCAAAGCATTTTGGATAATCACCATGACAGTGTCGTCATCCGTCGGAATCAAGAGGAACAGCTAAATCGGGCAATGGTGGACATCGCCGGACGTGGTGTCAGTCAGATGGTCAGCAACATGATGACGGGTCGGCATTCGATGCGCCAGGTGTTTGAGGGGATGGCCCAGGACTTTGCGGCCTTTTTCATCGAACAGTCACTGTTGAGTCTCATCAATGTGTTCATCCCTGGGCTTGGCAGCATCCTGGGTGGCATATTTGATACGCCGGCGAATGATCGCATGGTCATGACACAGGGCGAGCATTTTACGAAGTTCTTTAGTCGCGGTGCCCTGGATGCGATGGCGGTTTTTCCCGCTCAATTTGCTGCCGCCGCAACTGCCGGAGCAGCCAGCGGAGCCTATCCTATGGGCGGTACCGGCGGCGGCGCTGGCCCCGGTGGAAACACGTTTGTTTTTCAGGGACCGGTCACGGATCGGCGGTTTATTTCGGACACGGTTGTGCCACTGATTGAGCAGCAGAGTATCGGCGGTTTTTCATCAGTGCTGGTATCACGTGATAACCTGACGGGAAAAGACGATGTCATCGTCCTGTGATCTATATACTGCGCACGCCATGCGCAAGGTGGAAATCGAGGGCGTCACGACCGAAGCGACGGGACATCCGATCGAATTTGCTTTCGACTGGAACCTTGACACATACTGGGCGCCGACCACAACCGGCGTCAATGCTATGTATATTGATCTTCAAGACGCTTATGATATCGATGGGCTGGCGCTGTTCATCAGAAATTATGACACGGACTTTGGAACTGAGGCTGTCGAGTTGTCATACAGCGACAATGGATCGGATTGGACTGTTTCCAATGCCTGGTATCTGATAGCCGATGGCGGCGCCGTTGGTCAGCCGATCAAGGTTTTCCCGGTGATTACGCAGAGCGCACACAGGTGGTGGCGGGTAACGTTTGGCGGGACGATCACGCAAATCGTCCAGGTCGCCCAGGTGATTCTGTACAACAAAACATCCATCGGCCAGGGCAGCCAATTCCCGGAGAGTGACGTTATCGAGTATCTGGCAGACGTGACGACCATCGATGGTGGTCTGTCATTCAAAAAACAAACGGCCTATCTCCCTATCCGCACGCTGAGAAGGGAATGGCTCTTCACGGCACAAGCGGGATTTGACAGCCTGGCGACGGTGATCGATCGCTGTTTGCTCTCGGGGTTGCCACTGATTCTGGTTGAGGGCAGCAACAGATATCTGGTGGAAATATCTGACAGTGGATTCAATCATGCGGAGCTCGGATATATAGACTACCGACCGGCGGTCACATTTGTCACGGTTCCATATATCGCTGACGGAAAGGGATTCTGATGGCTGCCACCACACAATTCCTGACATCAGTGGCACAGCGTGACCTGGCGATTGTATCGGTGACTTCAGAAGCGACCGACCATCCGATTGAATTGGCCTTCGATCAAAACCTGAATACATACTGGGCACCGACCAGTACGGCAGCGCAAAACATCGACTTAGACCTACAATCGGCCAGATCGATCAATGGCGTGGCGATGTTTCTGCGCAATTATCTGACCGATCATTCTGGCAGTGAACTGGCCCTTGTTTCCGTTTATTATTCGGACAACGGCACGGACTGGACCGGCGTTACCGGCATGACCTATTTCATCCACACAAAGCAAACGGTCGGGAAACCATTAGTCATCGGGCCATCAGATACGACCATCAGTCATCGATATTGGCGCATCAGATTTTCATCGATGTCCACAGTGGTGCAAGTGTCACAGTTTTTCCTGTACCGTGATCGCAGCATCGCGGTGCCTGACAGTTATCCTCACAATGATCGCCGAATATACGGACAGGGAGTCGTCAAGGGATTCGCTGGCCGGGCGGTCCGAACTCCGATCAATCGGGTGCCGGTATATGAGCGTCGGCGCACCTGGCGGACTACTGACGCCGATGATATTGCTGCGATCCAGGGTGCAGTTCAAGATTGCGCCGGACGGATGAACCTCGCTATTTACGCGCCAAGTGATGCTGACCCGGAAGTGATCGAAATGCAAGACAAGCAAGCCACGATCAGACAGGTCCTGTATGGACTTTATGACCAGACGATCAGCATGCGGTCTGTCCCTTATATAGCCGATGGAGATATTTTCTGATGGCCTTGACGATGCCGGCGCTGTGGGAAGAATCCCGGTTGAACACGCGGGCCAGACGCGTGGTCGTGGTGCAATTTGAAGATGAATCGGGCATCTGGCTGGTCGGCACACAGGCCATGAACCTGACCGATGGCTATGTCCACCAGGGACTAATCAGCATCAGTGATATTGAATCCGGGTTCGATCTATATACGAAAAGGTGGATTGTCCCGTCTGTGCTGATCACCATATCCAATAAACCATACACCAGGACCGACGCGTCCGCTTCAGACAAGCGATTGTCTGACATGCTGATCAGGACCAGGACCGGCCCGGTCAGTATCTATTATTTGAAGGGTGACCGGGTGACATCGCTGGCGCACGGCCTGAAACGATTCGTCGGCGAGGTTTTGCGTGAATCGACCTTTGATGATGAGAAGATTGTCATCACGGCGGGCGGGAGCGCGAATTTCAGCGACCTTGAACTGCCACGATATACCGTTGGGGAGAGTCTGCCGGTCGACGCTATTCCGACCGAATCATTGGGATCGAAAATTCCGCTCGCCTGGGGTCGGTTTATAGGAGAGTCAGATACTGAAGCTCCGACGGGATTAATGGCGTCAGTTCGAATAACCAATGTGGATGAACCAAAATTCCTTTGTGCAGATCATATTTGCAGTTCGATCAGTAAGGCATATTTGAAAATTGAAGGCTTGCCTGATTTGTCTCAATTCATAGATAAGACAAGCAATGTTGATGAATCTGGGAGGGCAACAGTCACTCCAACAATAACTGCTACGTTTCCGGAGGGTCCCTGGTCATATTATTTGACCGGTAAGTTCAGGCCACGCGACACTTTTAGGGGTTCCTATGTGATTACACCGGATCCTGATCAGGTCAATTCTCTGCGCTTGGCGTTTGACAAAAATCCAGAGACTTGTGCGGAAGTGATGGATGAGCTTGATAATGGCACATACATGAGCGGGCGGGCATATTTTACTTGGGATGATTTTACACCAGCGGATGATGTGACAATTAATTCGTATGACCCCGGGTTGAAGCTCGAAGTCCTGGCAGCTTCCGTCGCCGGGGGAACATATTTCGCCGGGACCTATGGGCAGCAATCGCTATGGTTATATTATGGTCTGTCAGGTGGGAGTGATTTAACTCTCAAAATTGTGGATTTGACGTTGTTGACTACGAAATCTCTGCATTCGATTTGGTTAACGGGTGATCCACCAGACTATCCAAATCGTTGGCCGGATTGGAAGCTGCGCACACGCAATTCGCCGAATGCCGTACCAGCATATAATGAACTCTTACTCTTTCCCCTGATGATCAATTTGTATCTCCGCACCGATAATGACGTGACTGATCCGGCACCTAATTATTTCCAACTCGAACAATGGCTTGCGCGAATCTATGATATCAGGATCGTGATCAATCATTTAATTCCTTTTATTTATGAACGTGCTGTGTGGGTCGAGGGAGAGGGCAGGGCATATGGATCGTGGATCACCGGCCGATCCAGCAATTATGCTGTGACAGATACGATTGAGGACCCGGCTGGTATCATCGAATCAGTCTTCCGTGACGTGCTCGGTCTGCCGACGGCAAACATCGACATGCCATCATTCATCGCGGCGGAAAACACTGGCGTGACTATGCGCGTCAATCTCCATGAGGGTTTCAAGGCTAAGGCATTGGACCTCGTGCGGATGATCGCCGAACAATCGACTCTTGCTTTTTCCTGGTCGGCTGAGGACAAGGCCAGGGTCATCAATTTGACTGACAAGACGCCGACCACTAATCACATAATACCTTTCAGTCACGTCAGGCCGGGCGGTTTCTCAATTTCCAAAGCCTCGACCATCCGGAACTATCTGCTTTTGAAGTCGCGCTGGCGCAATGAGTTTGGTGCCTTTGCCGATGACAACAGCGAAAATCCGGTTGAGGATGCAACATCACAAACGGCTCTGGGCGGCATTTTCAAATATACGGGCTCCTGGCGTTTTCTGGCCACCGCAGCAAAGGATGCGGTTGCGGCGCTGTATTGTAACGCGACCGATGGTCTCTGGTCGAAAGATCACAACGTGCTGACGCTGGAAACTATGGGCGATCTGTGGGCGCACGTTCAAGAGGGCGATTGGTGTGAAATGGAAAGTCTGACCTGGGACCCACAGTTGACATTGCGCGGGGCCACGTGGTCGGGTGCTCAGTTCATTGTCACGAAAGTGGCACAGTCGATGACCGGGACCAAGATGACCTTGATACAATTATGGTGATGAGGGATATATGGAACAGACAACGCAACAGGCCGCTGAACACATGCAGTTCATCATCAATCTCCTAATCGGGGTGGTTGGTATTCTGATCGGGATCGGGGTCGCGCACGTCGGGATCTTGCGGAAATTGAATAAGGTTGTCGTAAGTGTGGCACGTCACGATGAAAGGATCGTGACACTGTTTGCCAATGATGGTGATCGCAAAAAGGAAAATGACAGGGTGCTGGCGCTGCAAAGCGATCTGGTCGGCACCATGCAGGAATTGATAAGTCAAAACACACAACTGATTCGGAACCCGGATCGGAGAGGATAAGATCATGGCCATTTTAACAACGGACATCCTGTTCAAGCTCTCCACGAAAAGCGGCAGTGCGGGCAACAGCCTGTCCAGCACGCCGGCGGAATCGCTTGGCAAGTACATCTCCACGACCGTAGTCACGGCGGCGACACTGCACAATCTGTTCGACGTTGTGACCGGTGACGAAAACGCGGCAAACGATGTCGAATATCGCTGCGTGTTCGTCCACAATGCACACGCCAGCCTGACGCTGACCGGTGCCGTCGTGTGGCTTTCGGCGGAAGTCGCTGACGGTGCGGCAGGAGCGATTGCCATTGACGATGTCGCGGCAAGTGTGATCGGGTCGGCAACTGCCCAGGCTGATGAAGTCGCGGACGAATCGACAGCGCCGACCGGAGAATCATTTTCATCGCCGACCACAAAAGGCACCGGCCTGGCGATTGGCGACATCCCGGCTGGATCGTGTCGGGCCTTTTGGGTCCGGCGGACATGCGCTGATTCGGCTGCGCTTGATGCTGACGGCGCAACTGTTCGCTGTGAGGGTGATACGGCGGCATGACCGGACTTCACGTGAAGGAAGAAAGGGAGATAGGTGGTGATTCCATGAAAGTGATCCGCTGGTTAAGAGTGATCCTCTGGTTATTTGTTTTGTTTCCTATTCTCTCGACGCCAACGATCGGGGCCGTGATTGCTGATACAATCAAAGGAGCTGCGAGCATCGAGGACCTGTCTATACGGGAGAACAGCCCCTACAACACATACGATAATGGTGGTGCTTCTGTCCTTAGTATAGTGAACTCATCTGGTACACATCAACGCACATTAGTCCGACTACTCGGCTTGGCTGATGTTGTCGGAGTAGATACGACAGCCGATCCCGATACGGCATGGACAATCGACTCCCTGGTCTTCTGGCCGTATGTCACTGGGCAAGCGTCGGATACGATAGGTGTTTACCGCGTCTTGCGATACTGGCATGAGGGTGGTGATGTTTCTCTTTGGGCGATGGGCGAGGCCTGTTGGGCGGGGCCTTACTATGTTTGCGACACCGGCTGGACGGCGTGGAAGGGCGGGTCGAATTGTACCGATCCGGGGAACTGGAACGGATGCAGCAATACCTATGCAGATGACGGGCTACGAAACTACTCCGAAGGTGGCGGTTTTGACTATATCACCATCAATGACTTTGGACTCTCCGTCCCGACAACGGCGACGATCCGTGCGCTCAATGCTATCTACAATGGTTATACTAATATAGTGTCGGGAGTGCGTGATTTCAGTGTGCAAATCTTCAAGGACGGTTCAACACTAGAGGGTTATTCGTGGACTCAGAGTATATTGACCAGGTCAACTGACACCACCTACACCGATACGGTAACCGACCTCTGGAACACCACATTGCCCGTCGATTCAGTCACGGGTAGTGCCTTTGGTGTGCGGGTTACCAATTTTAGTGATTACACGAGTAAACAGTATCTATATCTCGATCAACTCGCCTTTCAGGTAAAGTACACCATGACAGAGGCCGATACCCTTTGGGGAACGGCGGGGTGTAGCAATACGACTACCGACCGCAGCGCGACCGCAATGGACACGGTGATTATCGACGCAACAGGCAGAGTCGAGGACCAGAAAATCTATATCAATCCCCCACTGGCAAACGGCTGGGTGAGCGGGGATAGTGCCAGCTACGGGATTATTCTTGTCGGTCTGGGGGCTGCACACTTGACACAAATGTCATCTTCTCAGGCGGACTCACTTCCCTGGTTCATTGTTTATCATACCGAACCAGAGGAGGGTGAGGGCGTTCGCCGGCGTCAATTACTCTTGGAGGAAGATTGATGCTTAAGTGGGCATGTCTATTCATCCTCTTGCCGGTTCTGGTTCTTGCCGGTCAACAAGACACCCTGCGCGGTGTAACGGCCACCTTTGATACCTACATCAGCGAAGCGGACTCGGTGACGAACTATGGCGCGGCGACCGTCTTGCGGGTGGACAAGACCGCATCCAGTCAAAAGCGTGTGATGATAAGTGTAGACTCGGCATCGCTCGCGGCCCTGCAATTCATATGGCCACTCAAATCTGGCAGACTCTGGCTCTGGTGTGAATCTCAAGTCGGCGCGACATTGGAACTTTCTGAGGGAGGCAAACCACTTAAAGAGGCATTAGTTACATGGAACGGCTGGTCAGGAGCCGATACGAACTGGTCGGAGTTTGGCGCGAACAATACCGGCACGATCACAGCCGCAGCGCAGAACAGGGGCAAGTGGGCGCACTTCAGAGACGAAAGGACGCCGACAACTGGTACTGGATACTGGGATAACGTCGAAGATTTGGCTGACCAAGATAGCAACTGGACTTATGGTTGGGCTACTCATGGTAACTACTCTTGGTTACAAGGATATGGCTTTGCTCTGCCAACTGGTTCTGTTATAGACACCTTATGGATGGCAAACCTCGGCAGTTGCAATGATCTGTGCGTTAATGTGCCAGCCTGTAACCACGACGATTCATACCTGCGCTTCATGGTGGGTACGGGACAAGGAACGAGCAAGGGTGATACCGTGAATGTCGTCGGGTGGGATCCTTATGTTCCCTATGTATGGTATTACTGGGATATATTACATGAGGATCCGTTTGGTTTCCCAACGTCTCCGACCTGGGGAGTGGATTGGACGGCAAACGAAATCAATTCATCTACATTTGGTATGAAATATGGACCCGCCGATACTACCGGTACTGGCGGCGGATGTTGCGGTGTTGATTCTCTTTACTGGGACAAACAATACATCCAAGTATCTTACGACGCTGACACCGCCCTTGACCGGTCTGATGTCCCGATGTCATCTGTTACTGTTACTCAGACGGGATGGGTTGGCTTTTACATTGATCTGTCGTGGTTGTCCGCTTGCTATACCGGTGAAAAGCATTGCTATTCTCTGTTCGTGATTGCTACTGATGGTGATGGTGAAACGGTCTTTACCAGTTCAGAAGGTATAGCCGAGCACACGCCGATGATAACGATTGAGCAATGGACGGCCCCGAATAATGTGATGATCAGATAATGGAAGGAAGTTTATGATGATGACAAAACTGACAATGATCCTGATGCTAGCTGTCCTGATAAGTCCGGCAGTCGCGGAAAATCTCGGGACACTCTCGACCGCTGATTACGTGCGCGTCTGGTGCAAGGCCATCAATAGCAGCGGCATTGAAGCATCACCGGATTCCGGCCATGTCCTGGTGTCATTCAACCGTGAAGCAACGGCGAATTCAGCATCTTATTCGGCTGCCTGGATAACAAGCGGCGCCACTGGCAGCGAAATCGACAGTGTACTCTATAACGGCCACACATACTATTATTTCGTGGACCTGGTCGCCGACATCGACAACGGTGAAGGGAACGGACCATATTTCGGCGATGTCGTCCTGTACACCGGCGGGCTGCCCTGGCACAATAAGTTTGCGTTTACACTGGCGGCTGATGAATTCACTGACTATCTGGCGACACTCACGTCGATCCTTGCCGATGTCACAAACCTTGACGCCTGGAACCCCGCGACTGATTCGACTCATGTGAACGGGCTGAACGCGGCACGTCTGGCGGCGCTTGACTATCTGGACCATGCAATATCTACGCTGGATAACCTGATATTAGATGAGGATACGACTGGGCACAAACTCGCAGGGTCTTTCGGTCTGTTGTTCACGTACCTGGACAGTCTGAACAACTTGCTGACCATTGCCGACATAGCCAGTGAAGTCGCCGACAGCGCGGCTACCAGGGAATTCACGCTCTCACTTGTCGGCCTGGATGCTGATTCATCGTTTACTAACTTGCAAGCAACGGCAGCGAAAATATATGCCTGGTGCAGTGACAGCTTGCCGACGGTCATGGGATTTCCTGGCAGCACGGTGCTCCCCTGGTCTTATCAAATACCGAGTGCAAATGCAGACACGACCGTCATCGGGATCGGGACTGATACACTGTGGGGAATTGAATATATACACGATGGCGGAGCATCGGGGGATAATCCGGACAGCACACACACTTTCATTTGGCCCTGATTATGGCATATCGTGACCACAGACGAGAGGGACCGCGAACGGATCACCGGCGTGACGGCGCCCAGACACCTGGGACCACGCCGGTCGGCGCGGATATGCAGCTGATCTGGAACACCAGGGCAACCGTCGGCGCGGACCTTCAAGCTATTTGGAATCTGCGTGAGGCTGTCGGCGCTGACGTGCAGGCAATCTGGAATGTCCGGGCTCCCGTCAATGCGGACCTTCAGGCAATTTGGAATGTCCGCGAGGCTGTCGGCGCTGACGTCCAAACGATCTGGAACGTCAGGGCGGCTGTCGGGGCTGATGTCCAGGCAATCTGGAACGTCCGGGCAGCTGTGAATGCTGACCTGCAAGCAATCTGGAATGTGCAAGCTGTCGTCAATGCTGATCTACAACTGATCTGGAATGTCGAGGCGATCGGCGTGGTCGGCGCTGACATGCAGTTGATCTGGAATACCAGAGCTGCCGTCAATAGTGACCTTCAGGCAATCTGGAATGTGCGAGCAGCCGTCGGCGCGGATCTTCAAGCTATTTGGAATGTCAGGGATGCTGTCGGGGCTGAGATCCAAGCTGTCTGGGATGTCCGTGAGTCCGTCAATGCGGACGTGCAGCTGATCTGGAGTGTCCGAGATGCCACAGGAGCCAATGTTCAGCTAATCTGGAATGTCTTATCAAACGGCCAGAGATTCCATTCCTTGATGATTGACGGCCTGGCTATCATCGTGCCGGTTATCGATGACGTGGCGCTGGTAGTACCGTGCGTGGATGACCTAAAAGTGATTGGAGTGTAAACGATGGCGAATTTCCCGAATGTGACGGTGCCAGAAGGCAGCAGCTGCAATATCACTGGCGTGGTGAAAACCGAAAAGGGCGGCACAGCGATTGGCAGCGCCAGTATTTCAGCGGCGACCCTGCAGTTGAATAACCTGAATACCGACGCGGTCATCCGGGCTGCTGGCAGTATCGCAGCTGACATCGATGTCAGTGGCAATCTGAACACGGTCATCACGGCCGCTGAAAACAAGACGTACACAGAGACAAAAAACTATGAATACCACGTCGCCACGATCCGGATTACCGGCACGAGTGGCGATGGCAAGGTCGTGACCATCGTGCAATCGGTGTTCATCAAGGTCACAAACAACAAGTATCAGGTATCGACCTGATAGATCGAAAGGATGGAGTAATGCGAAAAAGTATCATTCATACGGCGCTGCTACTGATAGTCGTCGTCCTGGCATTCTGTTCCCAGGGACAAAGCGGCATCCGGACCTGGACGTCGTCAGGTGATGACGGCAATGTCGGCTATTCCGCCGGCCATGAAATGGTCTGGTCGCTGGACAGTGCGGCGATTGTCGCCAGCGATGCCGGGAAAGATGGC